TTCATCATTTCGTGCAGTTGCATATGGGTATTACGTTGGGCATAATATAACTCTTTTAATTGTCTTATTGAAACATCTCTCTTTCTCGTTAGCATAATTAAAACGGCAGTCCTTCCGTATCTTCTTTTAGTTTAGAATTGATTTTGTTTTCAGGGTTGAAATCATTTACATAAATCTTATAATCTGGTTGCTTATCCTCTGTCTTGTAGGCATTAACCCACATAGAGTATTTAACATTCTCGATTGTAAAATTAATTACTTCTCCTTTTGCGGTCTGCTTTTTCCAACCGCCAGTACTCCATTTTTTTTCTGTCATTTTATTTGTTTTTATAGTTTATTAATTTCTTCTTCTACTTCGTCCCAGAATGGGTCTTGCATAAATCTACCATAAGCTTCTGAGCAGGAATAAGCATAAGAAGATTTTATTGTTTTATTTACTTCTTTTATTGCTAATTCTTTTGCTTCACTTAAACAGTCCGTTTGTAGTATATACTTATCTACCAAATCTATTGCTTTGTCTTCTGGTGTCATTTGATTTTAATTGAATATTGAGCAACTAATTTACTATTTTTTTTCGTACCTACGTTAATTAATTCCGTTTGTACTTTGTAGCCTTTGCGTTTAAGTTCAAACACTACGGCTGCAAGTCGAAGGCTATTGTACTTCGTTAAAGCCTGGATTGGTGTCAATGTCTTGCCCGAAAGCAAGTGGTTCAAGATTTGTTGTTTCTGTGTCATTGTTATTGATTTGGGTTAAAAATACAGGTTTGTCTAAAAGTGTCGAATACTTTTCTATAAATGTTAAAAGGTCTTTGTATGCTTCTTCGTTATACCAAGCATAATGGTATACTTCTGCAAGTAGCATCTGCCTTTCAAATGGTAGCAACTCTCTCATTAGCTTTTCTTTATGGTTTCCTTAATCTTGTTATACTCGTCTAATGTCTTGATAGCATTGATTTTTAAAGCAGCCTTAACCTTTTGGTCATCAGTGAACTTTGTTTTGTCTAACTGCTCTATTAAAAAAGCCTTTTGCCCTTCGCTTACTTCGTCTTTATGCTCATTGGTAGCATCTGCATCTTTAGTATCATCGATAGCGAATAGCCCATTAAGCGCATATTTACGAGCGTAGGAACTTGCTGCTCCGGTAATCTGTGAAGCGTCCATTCCTTTTTTGTTTTCTTCTTCACGGGCAAGACCTGTACAGGTTATGTTATCTTCTCCGTTACTTAAACAAGCGGTAGCTTTTACATATACTCTGCCACCTACTTCAATTACTTCATCGCTTAACATTAAAGCGTAGCCGTACTTATGGCAGATAGGCTTTGCTGCTTCTATAATATCTTCTGCACTTCTATACTTGTATTTAGCAAAAGCGTTAAATTGGTTTTTAGGTGCTTTTAATTCTTGTTGGATTTTAATTAGGCTCATATTAGTTGTTTAAAGTTAAGGTAATTACTACGTTATTTTTACTACATTCAAACCAATTATTCTTGTTATCAAAATTTAATTCATATCCTAATTTACTTAAATAATCTATTGTGGAAGCAGTTGCATATCCTTGTAGTTTTATATCGTAAAAAAGTGTTACACAATAAAACTTGTCCAGGTCTAAACCTAAGTTCAATAAATCTTCTATTTGTTTTTTCATTGTTATTAGTTTTGAATTGAATAATGTTCTAAAATTTCTATGATTGGCTCTTGCCTTTTCTTTAGGCTAAGAAAATACTCGTATGCCTGTGAGTATTCAAGATACATACTTGCGCCATCGTATTTGTTATCTACTAAAGTATAATAGAAAATTGTGCCGTCTGGCTTAGTTTCTTTTACAAATTCAATCTTCATATAATTCGTTTTTTAAAAGTTCAAGTTCTGCATTGTTTTCCATCCAACGAGCGAAGGTGTAATCATCATCTTCATAATCGTAGTTTTTAGGCAATAAGCGAGGGTCATTCGGGTTTTGTGTACTGCTCCCGTCTTGCAGTAAGATAGTGCCAAATCTCTCGAATTGGAACTTCTGGTACGTGGTTAAATGTGTCATTTTGTGTGTTTGTTTACACAAAGATACTACTTTACACAATACAAAGTGCAAAACTATATAAATTATTTTTGCAACAATGTTGCATTTGCATGAATTTTTCCTAAAAATGTATGCAGATTGTACGTAGGATTGTACGCATATACGTACAAAGTAAATGGAAAACTTGCCAAAGTCAGTAGTAAAATGCAGCCAAAAGTAGTAGAATTACTACCTTTTGTTGTACTAAAGTGAAACTTTAGAGCAACTTTTGGAAGTAAAGTTTATCCTTACCACCATAAGAATACTCTGGTAAGTAGAGCCTAAAGCCACAATTAATAAGATTATTTGCGCTCGGAAAGTTATCTAAAGTTGTGTATGTAATAGCTATATGACAAAAAGTAGACGCAGCTTTTAACCTGGTCTTAATCATTCTACGTTGTATGCCTTGCCCTCGATGTGATTTCTTAACCCAGGCTCTATTAAAAATGCAGATGCCCTTGCTATAAATAGAACCGCAATAAGCTACTATCTCGCCTTCGTCAAGCATAACCCACCACTCACGATTGTACTGAAACTCATCTCCGCACCCTTTGAAGTTTGGGTTTGTATAATCTAATTCCTTTAACTGCTCGTAAGCTTCACGATCTAATACGTTGCCAAAGCTAAATATCTTTTTGAGGCGCATTGTGTATGGTTTCTAATTTGGTTAAATACAGAATAGCATCTTGCAGCTCCTCTTTTAAGTGCGTTATCCATTGACCTGTACTTAGATCTTGCCTGTCCATTGTTGTACCATACTTTGATTTACCAACAAGTTCACGTCTACGCATATCTTCTATAACGGCTGCTAATATTTTACTATCACTCATTATCTGTCTGTTTTGGTGTGCATCTTGTTGCACGTTTTACATTGTAGTTGTACCTTCTTTACTCCCGTTGCGCTTGTGCGTCTATTAGCAATAATTAAATCATCGCTACCGCATTCAGGACAAGAGCCTCTATCTGCTCCGAATAAAACACCATAGTGCGTTTTAGGTTCGATGTGTAGCTTTAATGCGTTAAATACTTGCTCTAATAACACAACATCTTTTTGGCAGTACTTAATCATTTTAGCCATAGCCACTTTGTCTTTATGCAGTACGATGTCCTTCCATAAACTATATTCTGTTTTAATCTTTTGCCCGATACCTAAATAGTCAGCTATGTAGTTAAGCTTGTTACTATTAAAACGAAACTTCTGCCTTGCTACCTTTAGCGTGTCAATAGTAACGTATGAAGGGAACATTGGTATTTTGTGATACAAGCACCTGGTTCTTATCCAAGCCAGATCAAACTTGTCGCCATTATGCCCTACTAACTCCGATGCAGTATTGGCTACTTCAATAAACTTTTGAAGCATCTTTTTGTCGTCTTGTTTACTATCCCATTGTAAGTAGTAAACTTCTTTTTGATCTTCCCACTTATAACAGATACAAATGATTGCACGTTCCTTAATAATGTTAGAGTAGTCAATATTCTTTTTGTAACCTGCTTCCCAGAATAGTCCGATGTTTGGCGAGGTTTCGATGTCAAAGAATAGTCGTTTGCGTTTTGATTTTAGCATTATTTATTTTTTGCTGAATTTATCTATTGTAGTGTAACCCATAGCAAATAGCGTAAGATACAATACCGCATCTACAAGCTTATCGCTCGGGTCAATCTTTAATATTATGTTTAAGAACAAGGATATAAAAAGACATAAGCTGCCAAGCATAGCTATAACTCTCTTATGGCTAATACTGTTGCTTTCGTCGGATAGTAAGTTTACTAATATAGTTCTAAAGTTGCTCATATAGTTTTGCTTCGGCTTTTCTACGCTTCACTAAGCCTTGCAACACTCTATCATTGGCGCGCACCCATTTATTAAATTCTGCTGCTATTGTAGGGTCTTTAGGATTAACATTTACCTTTTTAAGTAAAGTGCTATTCTTTAAGTTGTTTACCCCCACGTTATATGCAAACGAAACTAACGCTGAAAAATTGTTATCGGTTATGTTTTGTTTAATTAAAGGCTTTACTTTTTTAGCAAAGTCATCAACAATAGCATTAAAATAATCTTCGGCTTGTTGCTGCGTAATAACATCTCCTGGCTTTACCTTAGTTCCGTCAGGGTAAAAAGTTAAACCATACGAAATTGTATCAAGCCCCGCAGGACATTTATAAGCTACTAACTTGCAGCCTTCAAATGATTTTATTAGGTCTTTTCCTGCTTTGTTTACTTCCATAATCTATTCCAATATGCTAAAATTAACGCTATGATGATTATAAGCGTTATTAGAGCCTTCCAAAAGTTATTTTGAGTAGTTACCTTATTTTTATCTACAATCGAAATTTGAGCCGTTTCTGTGCGATTTAACGCTATTGTGTCTTTTTTAGTCAGGTTGTTATTGGTTTCCTTTTCTTTTGTTTCGTACACCCATTTAGTTACAACCTTAGGAACGACTATAACGCTATCCTTTGAGATACGAACTGTGTCATAGATCGTAATAGTTTTGGTAAATACTTGCTCCTTTTCTATAATCTTGGTAACGCTATCATAAAAAGTAAGATGCACGGAGTCAATCTTAGTTGTCCCCGTGCTATCATAACGCTTTTCAAACTTCTTTACAGAAGCGCAAGATGTAAGTAAAAGTAATAGTATTATCCTCATTTAATCTTTTTGGTCATTTTGTAGTAGTAACGGATTGCCATTACACCAGAAACAATAGCCACCAAACTCGCCAACAATGTGAATAGTGGTTGAATAGAAGTAAGGCTTAAAATAGCACTTACTACGCTTACGATTGTTGATTGGTCTGCTTGGTGGTTATTTGCCATTATAATTCTTCTTCTTCTTGTTTGTTAAATTCTATGCCTGTAGTCCAATCGGCTAAGAATGTAAAATCTTGTAAGCCTTCAGGATTGACTACGTTAATTATTTGAAAATCAAATTCTTTATCATTTAAAGCATCAATATCTTTAGTCAGCTTCTTGATGCCGTCCTTTGAGTAGCGATAATTACCCTTGTCATCTAATAGTAAACAATCTTTGTCATCTGTCATAGCGGCATCTAAACGTAAAATCTCAACTTCTGCTTGATAATCTTCGTGGTGCTTTTTTACCTTCTCGAAAATCTTAACAAGTTTCTTTTGAGTTTTTGTTTCAGAACTGCCAATAACTGCGTTAATGTTGTTTACTAATTGTAATAGTTGTTTGTATTTCATTGTTTGTTGTTTTTATTTGTAAAGATATATTAAGGATTTTGGAATGGCAAAGGCAAAGATATAATCTTAGGATTAATCTGGTCAGCTATCTGACTTTCCAAGTTTTCGTTAAGCGATTCAGTGTCTAACCCACTTTCAAGCCAAGAACATACCATTTCGTAAGTAACCTGGTCATAAGGAACGAAATCCGCAGGGTCAGGCGAAGGAACGCTTAAAGTCCCGTATACTTCTGCAAAGTAAGTTTTATCATCTTGCACTTGTTCTGCTTGGTATCTCCAATGTATTACACATATTACGTCTGTTAAACCTTCTGCATCTTTAGGGTAACTGTCTAAAGAACTTACGACCCATTTGTAGTTTGTCATATTTTATTTTTTTTATTTATAATATTCCCATTTAAAACCATAAGCTTGTTTGCCTTCTCCATTACAACAACGTGATATATTAGCTTGACTATAATTTAAATCTCTTTGAACTTGTTTTGCAGAGTCCCATATTTTAATTATATCTCCATCAAGAGTTTTTTGGTATATTGGTTTAGCTTTTGATTTTGCTATATTTATTTTTGATTGTTCCGAATGCTTATAACCTTTAAATTTTTCAGAATTTATTTTAATAGCCTCTTTAAATTTTTCACTGTTGCTTATTCCTTTTTTTATTTTTGCTCTAAACTCAGGGTCTTTATTTCTTTCCCTCATTCTTTCTGCCATCTTTTCTTTTTGCTCATCAGTAAAAACTCGTCTCCTATTTGCCTCAGCTACACTTTTTCTAGTTTTTTCTGATATTATTGCATTTAAAGACCCATCTCCACCATCGGTCATATTAACCAAACATCCTGTTTTTAAATCAATTCTTCCATAAAGCTTTATAAATTCCTTTTCTTTTTCACAAGCCTGTTCCCAAGTTAAATCATCCATAAGTATTTCTACTTCATAACCTCCTTTATTAGCAACCCTTTTCCAAAAATCACTTCTATTTTTATGTCTATATGCTCGGTTATAATACTTGCTTGAGCCTATGCCAATATAAAACGGTTCGTTTTTATCCAATCTGATATGTCTATAAACGTATGCCATTAATTTAATTAAAGTATAAAGATACTACCCATTTTGTTTCTAATGCCATTTTTATTTTTTTTTATTATACAATCATTAATACTCCAGCAACTGTTTTATAAATGTCTCCACTTGATAAACCTGCACTTGAAGTTGGTACGTTTACGAAATTTATTACTTGATTGCTTTTTAATGCCATTACGTCTACACCATTAACCCCCATTGTAGCAGTGCTTGGACTACCGCCCGGTGCTTTGATATAAAAGTAAGTGCTTGAACTAACTGTTCTGCTTATTCTAAAGTCAGTGTTTGCTGATGTACCTGCTACTTCTAATACGGCAGAAGGACTTGTAGTACCTATACCTACGTTGCCACCCGAAGTTATTCTCATACGCTCACCGCCAAGATTAAAGAACTGCATATTGTCGGAATTGTCTGTACGAATAGTACCATTACCAACTTGAGTTCCCCCTGACGTTACAAGCATTTGTAAACCTGCACCAGTAGATGCATTAGCAGTGTTTTCTATTAGAATACGACTTATTCCAGAACTTGCAACGTGTAAGTTTTGAGAAGGACTTGTAGTACCTATACCTACGTTGCAGCCATTAAAATAACTTGCAGAACCATTATATCCTAAAGTTAAAACATCTCTTACTGCATCACTAATAGCATAGTTGCTATTTGATTTAACATATGTTTGCCATTGTACAGACGTATTATTAATGTATAGTGAAGGGTTTGTTGCATTTGCAATTTGTAAATAAGAGCCTTCTACTCTAATTGTACTACTAAACGTAGCTGCACCTGTAAAATCTAAAGACAAGCTTGAAATCCCTGTTCTTGAAATAACAATAGCATTAATACCATTTGTCATTCCATCGTTTAAAGCTCTAATTCTAAATTGTCCACTTGTAGGCAAGTTTTGTATTGACCATAATTTAGTATCAGTTGTATTGCCTGTTTGGTTTAATAAGTAAGCGTTTACGTCTTCGGAATAAACACTACCAGTAAATCTACCCGTACCTGTTACATCTAACTTATATGTGTTATTAGTATTCCCAATGGATAAGTTACCTGAAGCGTTTAGGCGCATAAGTTCATTAAAACCTGTTCCATTAGCAAATACTAATATACCGCCTGTACCATATTGTGCAGTTATTCTTGATATAGTTGCAGAAGGAAAATCAAATACTAAATCTCCATTTGCTCCATCTGTAAATCTTGCAACTTGTGATGCAGCACCATTACCAACTGCTAAAAATCTTTGTGTACCAAAACCACTTGGGTTACTTGTAGCAACTGCAACTTGTGTACCATTATCATATACTAAGCTATTCCCTATTGTACTTGTACCTGTAAACTTAGGTAGGTAGTTAGTAGTACCTGTACCCGTTACTGGGTTAGTTAAAGCGTTTTGCTTATTGTTAAACGTAGTCCAATCGGTGCTACTTAATAAACCTTGTTGTGAGCCACTTGCAGTAGCAATAGCTAAAGTAATAGTTCCGCTTGTTGTAATAGGGCTTGAGCCGATAGTTACTCCGCTTGTTGCAGAAGATAAACCTACACTTGTTACAGTTCCACCTGTTAATTGACTTACAAGTGCTAAAGTCCCTGTTGCTCCTGGTAGCGTATAAGTATAAGTTCCGTTTGTTAATGTGCTATCAAATCTAACTTGATTAAAAAACCTTGTTACACCTGAGTTGCTAAACTCCGCATTACCATTAGTTAATATTTTTAAGCCGTCAAATACTCCTGCGTTTTGATAACCAATAGCACTAAATACTGGGTCTACAATTATTCTACCTGAAGTAAAGCCACCAGCAGAACCTTGAATAGTAAATTGCTGCCCGTTAATGTCTACTGTGTTTGCAGAACCATTTAATATTAAAGGCAAGTATGTACTTGCTGCTGCTGATGTAGTTAAGTAAGTAGAGTTGTCATAGCTGATAGTTGTACCGCTAATCTTTACAAAACCTGTTCCACTTAACTGAGGTTGCGGAGTGTAACCTAATACAGTTGATATGCTTTTATTTTTCCAAAGGCTTGTCGCACTCTCCCAAAATAAGCCGTCATTGTTTGTAGGTGTTTTAGCAGCGACGTTATGAAGTTCGTCTAATTCATATCCGTTCTGTATCTTAACCTCTACAATCCCTTGTGTCGGGTGCGCTCTTACTACGATACCTACATAAACTAAATGATTAGGAGCGTAAGGTTTTGTAGATGTCCAAGTTCCTGCTGTTGTAGGACTTAGATAAAGCTGCGTTCCATTTGCATAGGCTTGTGTATCTAAATCGCCTAAACGACCTTCAACAACTACATACCCATTATTCATATTGGTTATGTCTGTTTGAACTACACCATAAGTTTGCGCAGAAGTGCTATCCCCTGTTGCTAATGCCTTAGTAACTGTTGGTAAGTTCCCCTGACCGCCATTTATATACACAATAGTTCCTTTTGTTAAAGTCGCACCTGTGTTATTGTAAACTTCTGTAATTAAATTTTGTGCTTGGCTAATTATAGATGGGAAGGTTGCAAGTGTTCCATCGCCTTTAATATACTGCGTTCCCGTACCCGCAAAGCCTATGTTAATAGTTCCGCTTGTTGTAATAGGACTTCCCGTGATAGCTAAAGCATCGCCACTTCTTGATACCGCTACGCTTGTAACAGTACCTACCGCACCGCTTGAACGCTGCCAAATACTTCCGCTATATATAGTATAATCGCCCACTGCAAAAGTTATCGGACCAGCACCAAAGTTCACTGTTCCTGCTACGTTACAAATGTAAACATCGCCCGTGTCGCCCGCACCATTCGCAAGTGTAGGTGTGTTAGTTGCTGCGTTCCAAGTACCTTTGTATTCCATTAAAGAACTTGGTAATTGGCTTATAGGAACTTTACCTAAACTATCTAAAGAAGCATAACCATTACTAACACCCTTTTCGCTTCTAAGCTGATAGGTGTTTAATAAAGCTTGTGAAGGGAAAACTTCGGTATAAGCACTACCGCTCCATAAGTAAAGTTTCTGCGTGTCTTTAGCGCAGTAAATAACGTTAATATCGCCCGTTGCTGGAAAACCTGCAAGGTTAGTATAAAACGAAACTGCACCGCTAAAAATAGCTCCTAATTGCGCAAGGGTAATCTTCTTACTTACTCCGCTAATCGGGTCGCCAATAATAGTTAAATCGGTGCTTACTGGTGCTAACTCTGTCGCTAATTGGTTAATCTTTTTTCCTATCATCTTAAAATTGGTATATTGATGGCACTTGGCATCTATCGTTTAAGTAAGGTAATTCCATTGTAATATCTATCTTAACTCCTGCAAGATAGTCGGGGTCGCTTTCAGTAAAGTAAGTCAATGGAGCAGTGTCGCCAATATCCCAAATCGCTTTAGGGTAACGAAGCTGCGCAACAATATCCTGACCTACTAAAGTCATATCACTAAGCACTTCGGTTTCGTTGCTTTCTTCCATTAACATTCTATCCATAAAATAAAGGCTAAAATTATAAGTAATATTTTTAGCGTTTATAGTTGCTCCCGTTAGCGTGTAGAACATAGCAGGGTAAGTTACCTCTCCGTTGCTTAGACGTTCCCACACATCGCCGAAGTAAACAAAGTTAATTTGTTCGTGGTCGTTTCCGAGTGTCGTTATTTGCTTTGTTATTTGATTTAAGCTGAGGCTCATTCTTAATTTTTTCTAAATAAACACGCAGTTTATTTTGGTTTTTAATCGTTGTTACTTTACTCATAATTAGCAATCACTACAACCTCTATTCCCTTGATATAACTCCTCAAAGCTTTTACCTGCGCAGCAATCAAAATCGCCTAACCAAATGCTCGTTGTGTAAGCATCGTTCTCAGGGTGTATTGCATCAATTCCGCTTCCAGGGTTTAAGTACTCAGGATAAGTTGTAGAATATTCTTTTAAGTATTTAATCATTCTTTGCTTGTAGAACTCCGCACGAGCCTTATATCTATTAGCTACGTCAATCATATCTTGCATAGACGGGTTCTCGGTATTCTCGCCACCTTTTCTTAACAAGCCTTTATTATAGAACTGATAAGATAAACCCATAGGCAACTCACTCAATACATAGTGTACTAAAGTATCTGCAATATAGTTGTCTAATAAAGTAACTTCTGCGTTTGTTAAGTTGTTAGCGGTTATGCCTGCTTGTAGTCGATTATACAATGCACTCCCAAGCGCAGGTAAGATATACATATCTTGTGCGGTCTTGATTTCAGGTAGCACAAGTTTCTCGTCTACGTTAGCGTGTAAGCCAGAGCGGTCTTTAATATTCTGTACGCTTATGAATAATGTGTTTAAGCTCATCTTTATTTTCTTTTAACTATGTTTGAACGCCACTCGTGTCTGCAACTTGGACTATGTGTATTTGTACCTGGCTTAGTATACCAACCGCCTCGTCTATCCCATACAGAATAACCAAGCCTTGCACTCATTTGCTCAATATCGCTACGAGTGTAGAACTTATTAGCAGTAACTAAGTATTTGCAAAAAGGTCTGCTTGTATCTAAATCTCCGTCATTAAAACCTGGTTTCCATTCGTAAGTGTAACGAATTAAAATCTGCGTTGTTTGAGGCTTGATAGCTTCAACAATTTTACCAATAGGCGCAGTTAATTCTCTCTCAATGATAACGTTACTATCAATTCCTTTCCCTTGCTTTACTTCAGTTGTCTTAATAAACCCCTTTTCAATTAAGGTATCAATAACACGCTTAACCGCTCCAATATCTTCTTTTAAAGTGTCAGCAATTACTTCTGGAGTAATACGCTTATCCTTTACAATCAAGTCCAAAATATTAGATTGTAATTGTGTTACATCAGCAAACATTTCAAAGTCCGCATCGTCACTAAATCTTGTCTTGCTTTTAATAACCTCGTAATTATTTCTATCTTCTCCGAACTCAAAGAATACCTGAAAATCAGCTTCGCTAAATTCTAAATCTTCTGCACCCAACCAAGTAGCTACTTCTTCGTCACTTAAGGCATATCCACCCTTAAGCATTGAACTTGCTTGTTCTCTTGTAATCTTACCCTTGTTAAAATCACGAATGATGCGCTGCATATTTTGCCACTCTCTACCTTTTAAGCCTTTAATATGCTCATTAACACTTAAAGGACTTGCTGCCATTGGTTGCTCAGTTGCAGCCGGTAAGCCGTACTGCGTTGGGTCAATACCAAGCTTTTCTAATATCCACTCTTTAGGTGCTACTTCTTTTATTACGCTTTCACTAAACTCAATACCGATTGGGTCGGTAGGTTGTAGCTTTAATTCTTCGGTAACACCTGCATACTGCCCAAGCATATTAAATACACCTTCAAGTTGCATTTGCTTGTAACGTACATAAGTGTTGTTAAATATTTCGTAGCTATCACGCATTTGTTGTCTGCTACCTAATTGACCAGGTGTTGCAATACCAAACAAGTCAGGGCTTGTAATTTGGTGTCCGCTAAATATGTTAGTTTGAATTAACTCATCTACTCTACCAAAATCTTCCTTAGTTAAATCACTCGCACCTAAATCATCTACAATAGGCTTACGAGTTGCATCGTTTACAAAAGCAAGTAAATACTTCTTGCCGTCTGCACCCGTGTACATATTGTCAAACTGTCTACTTACTGCACGTTTCTCGTCAGGACTTGGTTCTCCGTTTGGTAAAGTTATAAGTTTACTTGCACTAAAGCCTGTTTGAGCATTACCTAAAACGTGCTTAGAAACTTCAACGTCACTTTCTATATAGTTTAAAGCACCAAAATAACCAGGAAGGCTATAAACATTCATTCCCGGTCTGTACTCTTTAACATAAAGTATTTGAACACCCGTTGGGTTTTTAGGGTTAAACGCACTATAAACTTCCGCCTTCTCTTGATTGCGTGTTGCTTTCCAATCTTCTTTATACCAGAACTGAGTGTTGTCTTTGTTAGTTCTAATCTTTGTATAATCACAATGCCATAACTCCGCAATAGTTTCGCCAAGCACACCCCAAATAACTTGGATATAAGCACCGCCAAATAGTTCTAAATCTAAAGCTACCTTTTTTGTTAAGTCGTTTAATGTTTCTTCTCTATTAACTTGCTTAACAATAGGCTGCTCTCCTGCCCAACCATTACCAACAATGTAGTTTACTTTGCCTCTTACGATAGCATTATGCTTGGCTGACTTGTTAAAAAGGTCTAAAAGGTATTGAGGATAGTCATTGTTTTGACCATACTGCATATATCCTTCGCCTTTCTTTTCTTTATATTCTGGCTGCTTTGCTTCCGCAAATGTCAATACTTGTATTTCCATTATTGTCTTATTGTGAATGTGCTTGTTGTTTCGTATTCTGTGAATGATATGCTTATACCTGAAAGCTCCATAATACCCGTTTCGAGCAGGTTTAAGCCAGTTGGGTCTGTATTGGTAGTACTTGCTTGTTCGTAAATTGTGTAGGTGTATTGCCCGTTTAAAGACGTATTAAAGTAACTATTAACTACAATGCTAAACTCATTGTAGCGGTCTTTATATTGGCTTATATCCGTATTGTTTAGCTTAACAAACTTAACCTCGGTATTTGTGCTTCTATTCTCGAACACAAATAAATAGTTAGGACTTGTAAGCGTTTGCTTCTCAGTGAGTGTCAAAATGATATTTTGGGTTTGCCCTTTCGTTAATTGTATCATCAACTATAAATATACTAAGAGCCAAAACTTTGCAAAATAAAAAACCCCCGCCAAACTAATGACGAGGGCATCTATATACAAAACCAAAACAACCTAAGAACCTGCGGTTGTAAGTGCTGCTGCTACAACAGAGTTAACCTCTGGAGCAAGGGCAGCTTC